TCATATTGTTTAATTTTCCTCAAATTTAACTACTTATAACCTTAGTTTCCTGCAATTGTGATGAACGGTAAAATAGCTTTATGAACGGTAAATGCATAAAAAAGCCCCAAATTTCTTCGAGGCTTCTTAACAGTTAACACAATATGGAGACGTGCAAATATAATACTAATCTTTTAAATCTTCAATTTGTTCCTTACTTCTTTTTGCAAAGTTTATAAATGCTTTCCAAACATCTTTGCCCGTTACACTTTCGTAACTTTCATTAATGCTTTTCAATTCAGTAACTACGCAAAAGAAAGTAAACATTTTAGTTAATACCAAATCAATTGCTATAAAATGCCCTAAAATATCGCTTATAACAAACTTTTCCAATAAGAATATAAATACTATCGCGCCACTATATAAAAGGCTCTTAGAAATCGTGTGTGAAAGTCTACGTGAACGAATCTTTTGACCTTTCCTATAACTTCGCCAAATACCGAAAACAGTATCTAATATAATTGAAACAACCGCTATCAATACAAGTGGTTTTATAGGTGTTAAAATAGAAAAGAACGAAAGTAGTAAAAGTGTTATTTTAGTTTTCATAAATTGTTATAAATTGTAAATGCTGTATTTGGGTCTGCGTCAAGTAATTGTTTAAAGTACTCTAACTTACTTGCGTCTTTAAAATCCTCAATCATTTTAGCGTGAATAGTACCTAATACCTCATCTGTTGGGTCTAGGAAAAACTTATATTTATTAGATTCTATTTTCATATTGTTCCCAAAGTAAGTGATGTAATATTTCCAGAGGCTACAGAAATTGCATTATTTACTGCTTTTACAGAAATTAAATCACCCGCTGCAAAAGATTCTGAATTTGTTGTGTCTGAATAAGTGCCAATTGAACTACCTGCAGGAATAGTAATTGTTATTGCTGTATCAACTCCATTTTTTCTAATTGTCAAAACTAAACTACCACTTGCTGGTTGAGGAGCACCTACTCCAAAAAAGCAAAAGAAATTTTTAAAAGTTACAGCATAAGGAACTGGAATTTGTCTTTGATTTTCTGCTGTATTAGCAGTTAAACCTAAAAAAGCAAAAAACCTTGTTACTGGTGTTGCTGCTCCAATTACATTTCCCATTGCAGCACCAAATAAAGGGAACGGATTAGATTGTAAACTTGTGCTACCATCAGCCATCAAGAACTCAGTAGATGTACCCCCAGTCTTAACTATTGTAGTAGCTTCTAATGTACCAATGATTGTAGCAGCGTTACCACTACCTGATGTCTTATTGACTTTAAGTCCTTCATTAGCACCACCCTTAGTGATTAACAATCCTATACCACTACCACTTGTGTGATTAGCTGTAAGTGTATCTGTACTTCCACTATGTGTGAATGTACCTTTTGCAGCATCTAGGTGAAACGTTCCTAAGTCAACATCTGCAGTAGCACCCGTGTATGGAACTAAACCCGTAATACTTGGAATCGTTGGCTTGTTTAATATTTGCGCATCACCACTTGTTGCGTTCCAATCTGCGTTAACGTTTACTTCCGCGCCGTCTTGTATTCCGTCAAGTTTAGTTTTAAGCGTATTCGTGAAATCGTTTGAGCTTAATCCTTTTCCAGGTACTGCATCAACTTTTAAATTTAACGCTGTTACTAAATCGGTTTGGTCGGTAATATCTCCCGTAATTCCACCCCAAACAGCTCCACTACTACTCGCTAAATCTGCTACGTCTTGCGTTGTAATTTTAACCGTTGCGCCGTCTTGAACTATTGGAAGAACTTCCGTACCGTCTAAGGTTGTGCCACTTGTTAACTCACTTATTTTTATACTCATTTTCTTCTATTTTCTTTAAGAATAATTCTAATTTCTTAACGTTTTCTTTTTTAGGTTTGTACCTCTTACAAGTACCAACCTCTACAACTATAATCTTTTTCATTACCTTCGTTTAAGTACCAACCGCCAACGTTAGTTTGACGGCTTGGATTTACATCGTTGTTGCTGTTATAAGTATATTCAGGGAAATCGTTTGAGTTCAAACAAAGATATTTAATCATTCTTTTTACATACGCTTCAGCAATTGAGCGTTCTTTTTGTATAAGAAAATCAACATCTGTTTTTGTTACCGCTTCGCTGTTTTCCGCTGTATGTTTAAACACTCCTTTATTCGCTATTGTATAAGCTCCGAACGGCATATATTCAACCATTGCAAAATGTATCAAAATAGGTTTACAATACTTATTTACAAGGTGTTCGTATTGGTCTGCTAACGTTTCATTTTCAATCTTCGTTTGTAACGCTTCTAATAACTCGCTACCTAAATATTCCTCTAAATGAATATCCTGCGCCGTTGCAATATATTGAATATATTTGTCCACGTCCATATTTCCACTCATTGTAGTAAACTTGGTTACGTCTTCTGTTGATATTAGTAATACTTTTGGCATCTTTTAATTATTTAGGTAAAAATCCACGATTGGGCATATCAATAGGTCTTTGAGAAACTAACTCTGGATTCTTAATAACATAACCTAATTTTTCAGCTTTACGAACTGCTACTTGTTTTGCTTTTGGTGAATTAACATCAATTCCACCGCCACTAAATGAAGCGTAAACTTGTTTATTCCATCTGTGGTGGCAATTTCCACCGCCTTTATATAAAAATCTATCAAAGGTTAACGCCCCACGTGGTCCCCAACCAATTTGCCGACCTTCGCTATTTCTATAAGCATCACCCAAATAAGTTAAACTCATTCTTTCAATGTCCTCTTTTCTGTAAATCTTATTAAATCTTTTCATTTCACGGCAAAATTTACGGCTGTTTGCTTTGTCATCTCCTGCATAAACGTAGCGTGTAATGAATTTAATTCCGTCGATTGTTTCGTCCTGTTCACTTTTTGAATTTGGGAAAGCAACTCCCGTAGAAACTAAATTGATAATTTGCTTAATTACGCTTAATTCAACTTTTGGTTCTTTACTTAATAGTTCGTTTTCCGCTTCGTCTGTATCGTAATCAACTTCGAATTCATCAATTAGCAACCAATCAGGGTTAACGTTTTCTCCAAAAGAACTTAAATCAACTTGTTCACTTAATTCCGTTCCCGTTTTTTCTGCAACTTGTTCGTTTGTTTGTGCATTTTCCAGGTCGATAAATTCCAAAGGTTGTAACGTTTTAAAGTATAGTTTTAAACTAATCTTATTGAAACTTAACATCGTGTCGAACGCTTCGATTATACGGTCTTGAATCGGTCTAATAACCATATTGTCAAATAATACCGTTGCCGTCTTTAATTCGTCTGCATTGCTACTAAAACCGCTCGCTTTTGCAACTCCGAAAATTAAACCGCTTACAACTTTATGCGCTAATAAAATCTTTTCAGTACATTCAGTTGAAAGATATTGATAATGTTCTGGCGCATCGTTCAAAGGTATATCAGTAACTTCCGTTTGCAATTCCTTAGAACCGCTAAAAGAAACAATTACTTTTTTCCCTTGCGCTCCCGTTAGTTTTTCTTGTATTTGTGCGCTTCTTAATCGTTGTTGCTCCTCTGTAAATTCTCCGATTATATTAACAACCTTAGTACCGCTAAATCCGTTTTGCGTGTCGTTAATTAGATAGTTTTGTATTTCCTCTTCGAGTAGTGCGTAACCAATCCCTCCAATATAAGACGGCATTGCGAAGTACTTCATTCCGACCATATAAGGACGAATATAAAGTATTTCGATTTTTTCTTTTGACGTTCCGTAAGCAGGAATCAATTTAGGAACGAACTCGCGTGTGTTTTCCCAATTATCCGAATAAAAATAATTATTGATATTTCCGTCTGCATCGCATTTTTGAGGTGCTAATAAATTTACTGCAATATGAAAACCTTTAACAATAGTATCGTGTTTGTCGTTATAGTGTACTTGGATAGCACATTGACCAAACATATAGAAATCCGTTGCTATTTGTCGAACATCGTTCTTTGATAACATTGCTATCATTTGAGCGTACTCGTTTGGCTTTTTCGAAGCGTCTAACGCACTCAATCCACGTCCATAAATCAAATGTGTTATTGCATTAATAACGGCGTTGTTCGTGGTCGAATTTCTGTAACGGTCGATTATGTACTTAAAGTAGGAATTGTTTTCCCCAAAAGTTACCCAATCTTTTTGCTTCGACTCGATAATCTTTGGCGCTTCGTATTCCGCTAAATTAAGAACGTAAGTATTATTATTATTACTCATAATGTAATGAATGTATTTTGTGTGGTGCGTTGGATATATCTGTTATCCGTTCCGTCGGTGCAAAGTAATTTATCGTAACAAATTAAAGTATTTTCATTTTTAGCTTCAATTTTATAGAATCTATTGTTTACTAAATCTAAATTAATTGCAATTTCAAAAAAATAACCTTGATTAGTAGCTGTAAATTCCATATATGTAATAGAAGTATTTTCGCTTTCATCAGTTAATAGAATCCTATCAATAGGTTCTGTTAACATCAACTTTAAAATCTGTGGTTGCTCTGTTGTTACTACTTGCATATTAGTATAATTAAAACTTTCAATTTTGTTCTAAAATGAAAAAGGAGGCTATTAACCTCCCTTTCATAAATCAACCTAAAAAAAACTATGAAGTAACTATTGTAGCATCGTCAAAAATAGCAACTAATTCCGCTTCCGTTGTGCAATCAATAAAGTTTGCTGCTAATCTTTCGTTAGCAGTTAGCGTAATATTATAACCGTTAAAATCACCCATCTGCGTACCGTTTACGATTGACCCTGCCGTCATTGTAGCGCCGTATTCAATACCCATAAAAAAGAATTGACCGTTTCTATTTTTCACAACTACCGAAGGACGCCCGTAAGCCATCAATTTAAAGTTTTTGTGCATTGTAACGTTTTGCTGTTTCAATTGTGCTGTTAACACTTGAGCAACAAAATTAGTTCCGTTATCCGCGCTTGGTGTTTGCGTTTGGTCGAACAAGTTAACCCCTTTCAATTCGTACTTGAATAAAGTAGTAACTCCCGTTACTGCTGTAACTTGGTCGTTTGCGTCGATTGTTACATCTGTTGGGTACGCATAAGAACCTCTATTAATGAAGTAAATCGCATCAATTCCACCAACTGAATCGTAACATACTTCGTTTCTTCCGTTTGTTATTAAACAACTCATATTTTTATGTATTAAAAAGGGCGGTGTTTATTGCACCACCCTTTTGATTTGTAATTAAATTAATTTATTAGTCTTCTGCTGTTGTTGACAAATACCAAACAATTTCGTTAGAGTTAGCGTATTGAACTCCTGCCGTGTAAACCATTCTAAAACGAACCGTTCCACTTAAATCAACAGTGTCCATATCTTTAATTCTTAACTCGTTGTGGTCTGAAAGCAAACCAGTACCAAAGTTCAAGTTTTTCTTTTCGTAAGCTACGAAAGTGTTATCAGGTAAACCTCCTATAATTTCCAATACATAACGACCGTAACGTAATTGATAATCGTTAGAACCTAAACCGTTGTTAATTCCTGCTGAAACTAACGCTTGCGTATAAGCTAAACCAACGTTATCAGATACTCCGATTACTAAATCCGCGCTTTTTCTTACTGCAACAGGAATAGCGTTTAATACTTTCTCTAATTCAGAAACAACGTTGTCTTTATCAATCGCAGCCTCTAAAGGAACAATTCCGTTATTAGCTTTGATTACGTCTGCATCTGCTGTAAACAAAGGAATAAACCCTCCAAAGTGTCCGTTACTTCCACCGTTACCCGTCCAAATGTCGCTTTCTGTAACTTCAGAAACATCTCCTAAAACCTCAGCAATTAAAGCCGTTTCAATGTCTTTAGGCATAACGTCGTTGTGTGCTGAAAATCCCATTGAAGCACTTGACCACGTTTGGCGCAAAGTTTCTTTACAGATTTCAAGTGGTAAATCCAATTTTTTTGGAGTTAACAATTTCTCGCTTAATACAACCGCACCCGTTGGAACGAATCCACAAGCGTAATTTTTCAAACCGTTTGTAAATTCGATTTTACGGATTGAGATTTGGAAATCAATATTCGGGATTACCGTAATTAGATTTCTTTTGATAGTGTCCGACTCTTTGAAAGCCTTACCGATAATTTCGCCAGCAACCTGCCCTGCGTAATTTGAATCTACTGTTAATGTTGTAGCCATTTTTTATTTGTTATTTAGTGAATAAATCAATCTAGTATGTTTGTCAACTTTTGACAAATCAATTTGTGTTTTATTTTGCGACTCTGGATTAAACGTAATTGGTTTAATTGTAGCCTCTGAAAGTTTAACTTCTAATTCAGCAACCTTAGTTTTTAATTCTTCGTTTTCAGATTTCAAAGTGTCGAACTCTTCCGCTGAAAATCTAACCTCTTTCGTTGTTGTTTCAATAATCGACTTAGGTTCTTTAGCAGGTGCTGTTGGTTCTGTACTCGCCTCAACGGGTGTATCTACGGGTTCGATTA